CACATCTTCTTTCGTCAGCTTTACTTTATTTGGGGCTGGAGTAGAACGTGACGCTCCAGCTACTACTTGAGCAGGTTTTGACGGTTGTTCCTGCACCGAACTTTCTTTGACATCAGAGTTAAACTTAGTTGGAAATGCTTCCTTAATTCTGTTGTCAACTTCGTTATAAAATTCTGGATCATTTGGATCATATCCTTGTTCTTTTAATTCTGCATCTAAAGCTAGAGCAGCAGCGGTCATAATCCTATCCTGTCCAAACCATTCATTTCTTTGTGTCCATTCAACAGCTTTAGGATCTGGCCTATTCGTCTGTTGTACAGGCTGTTGCTTTTGCTCAACTTGTTCAGGCTCTTGTTCAAACTGAGTTTTTGTCACAGTTAATGTTTTAAGATCATTCTGTGCATCATTTAAAAACTCTTGTGCTTGTAATATTTTACCTGTATCTCCCTCATCATGTGCTGATTTATAGGCAGCTCTGGCAAGTTGTAATTTATCTGTTAGTTGCTTTTCATTTGCATCTAAGTTAAGTTTACTAATATTAGTAAATTCTTTTTCTCTGCTGGTAATTCTACTAGAGAGGTGCTCATTCTGTTGTATAAGTTGCGAGATCTGATCATCACGATCCTTACGTTGTTTAACCAGTTGACGTATACGTTTCTGAGCACCTTTAGTTTCTATACCATCTAATTCTTTTGTTTCTTCTTTTGTTTCGGTATCTGAAGGAGCTTCTGGTTTAGCTACAACCTTTTCCTCCTCTTGTTCTACTTCAAACTCGACTTTAGTTTCCTCTTTGGACGAGGGTGCTTCTACTTCAGTCCATTCTTCTTTCTCAATCATTTCAGTTCCTTTCGTTGCTTACGAAGCATACGGATTTACGTTACCACTTTATTATACTATAAATTATATAAATGTGCAAGTACTATGATCCAGTTGTTAAATTAAATGTAGGATCTAGATCTCTTGGATGTTCTACTCTACATATTACCTGATCATCAAATAGTAGAATAAGTCTTACTGACTTATAAAATAATTTTTGACCAGCATGTTTAGCATAACATACAAAATCTCCTTCTTGGCACCATGCTCCATTTGGAAATTTTCCTTGATCGTCATATGCCAGTTCTCCTAAAAGTAGGACTTTACCTACCGTTGTGAGATATGCCATATCATCTCTGGTTGAGTCAGGTAACATAATGCCACCCTTTGTCACACCTTTTATACTTATGGGTCTAACTAAAATATGATAGCCCGGTAGTTCTGGTAGAGGATTGGGATCTTTGACCTCATCCTCTGTGATCCACATATCATTCTTGATAGCGTTTCCTAAATGTACCTGTTGCATTTACTCCTCATCATCATACATTCTCTTCTTGAGAATAGTTGTAAAAATTTCTCTACTCCAACGAATACCCTGCATGTGTCCGACAAGTTCTCTATAGTTAGAAAAACTTTCGGCACCACCTTCAGAGACTATAGTCTGTAACTTCTGTAATTCAGTATTATATTCTTTTATTACTTCATCCCAAATTTCCATTATTTAACTGGCTTGGGATATTTCCATGCAGATGCATCTCGTTCGTTCAGCACACCTTTACGTGCTCTGGCACCAACACCGCCATCTGCCTCAGACTTCTTAGTAAAATCACCATATGCACCACCGTCACCGTTGGGTACATGTTCTGGGTATCCATTAGTTACACCCTTAAAATCGTTAGGGTAATGTACTCCTCCATACTTAGGCATCTTATTCTCCTTTCCTATTAGATTTATCTTTCATAAGATCACTTACTATATCAACAAGTTTTAACTGCTTATCTTTATCTATATCAGCTGACTTTTCTAAAGCCTTACTTCGTATTTTTTCGATATCCATATTATATTTATTCTCACCGATAGATGCTTTAATTGCCATGTCTACCATTTTTAACTCACTATTTTGATTTAGTTTTAATTCTTCTACACCAGCTTTAGTTAGTAATTCAACAGTCTTCATAGTTTCCTTACTTGCTCTATCCAGATCAGCTTTCTCCTGCCTATATGAAGAATTTAAACCTGATTCCATAGCATCTTGAGCTAACTTGGCTTCTTCCAATTGCAATCTCTGAGCATCCAATGCAGCTTCCGCAGCATTCTGTGCAGCTTCTAATTGTAGTTTCTGCTGTTGTAGTTCTACCTTCTTCTGTTCGAGAGCAACTAGTTGTTGTTCAGGAGACTGTGCCTGACCCATAGCCTGATTAGCATTAAGTACCTGTTGAGCAGCATAGACCATAGCACCTTCCATAACTTCTGGAGACTGTTCTGGAACTTGTTGTAGTGCCTGTTGAGTTACTCCATTAATTTGTTCCTGATACTTATGTACCATATGTTCCTGAATATTAGCTTCCAATATAGGCTTGGTACGTTGCATAGCTGGATTCTTTCCATGAACAGGATCTTGTAAATAAGCTGTCTTAACCTGTATATGAGCATCATGATTCTGACCGGGGAAGGCACCAATAGGTATACCCTTTGTCGCAGCCATAATATCTGATACAGGATCAAGTTCTTTTGGTTTACGTTTAGGTGGAAGTATCTCTTCCATATTCGGCATGTTGGCTGCATTTAAAATTGTTCTGTTTAATGCTTCCAAGTTAAACATGCCGGGAGGTGATTGCTGTGCCATTTGCATAGCCATTTGTGCAATCATAAGACGGTGAGCATTGGATGGAATATTAGGATCGCTGACGGGGATAACGTCCACTCTTCCATCAAAGTCGGACTTGAATATACTCCGACTTTCATACGGCACATCGTAGGGATATTCACTTGGTAGATAATCATAATCTATTCTAGCCAAGATCCTAAATTCATCTCTCTGGGATTTATGCAATCGCTTATGGATTGCAGAGAAGAATTTACTGGATGCTTCCAGTAGTGCCATAGTTGTACCTACAGGTCCATAAGAAGCTGCTTCCGATACAATCTGTTCTGTACTGTCGGCAAACTTCTGACCTGCTGTTGTTACGAAACCCAACATCTGGAACAAGGTTTGGGAAGGCTCTTTGTAGGGGAGAGGAACGATAGCCTTTGCCAAGTCCATACCTGTAGATTCAACTTCTTTAAACTCACCGGGACTGATAGGATCATTGTCACCAACCATCCTAACACCCTTTGCCTTAAAGCCTCCCGGCAGGTTAGCAAATTGACCTGCATCAATGAGACTTCTCATTGCTGCTGTAGCACTCATGGTTAGATTACCAAGAAAGTGCATCAGGCCAAAACCGTAGAAACCAAAACCCGGTACGAATCTATAATGTACAAAGTGATTTACTTTTTCTTTATTCGGATCATCAGGTTTATAATTTCTACGAATACATAAAACTTTTCTTGATTGTTCTTCTATTGTTACAATGTAGGGAAGTGCTATTCCCTTTTCTTTATTTGGTTCATCTATCTCCAGATAACAATGCTGTTCCAGTAAAACATACTGAGGATCTGTATCCTGTGTTGGAGAGAACCCTAGTATTGTATCCATCTTGGATGCAATTGCAGTGGGTTCGGGATTGGATGCTTCCGGTAATTCTGTATCTGAATATATTCCTGAACGAACATCTTTCGCCAAATCAACTGGACTACGATAAATTACATGTGTATACCTGTCAGCCTTGGAAAGATTACTGGAATAATAAGATACGTAAAACTGGTCAATAGGTACAAATTCTGACACTGGTCGTTTAAGATTTGCATCGTAATATACTTTCTTGAATGCAGAGCCTATCAATGGAAGATGGAAGAGCATCTTTTCAAATTCGTCAAAGTACTCTGGCATCTGCTCTGTAAGCTGGTAGTTCATAAAATTCTTGACACGGTTAGCTTGTGTCTCACGTTTGGGAGTGGACTTGCCAAGTATCTGTGTCTTTATTGGACCTGCTGATGGAAACAATTCCTGTGATGCTTTACTCTGGAACTTCACGGCTGATTCAATTAGCAATGGATGTACAGCCGTACATGCACCTTCAAATGGTTCGGAGGATTCCTGTATCTTTAAACCAAGTAGATCGAAGCCACGTTCAAACATGGACTCCCATTCCTGTCGGGAGTTTTTATCTGCATCATAATTATTGTAAACATCCTCTGCAATTTCTCCCAGTTCACTATCATCTAGATCTTCTGCAAGATTAGCATACCATTCTTTTATGGGATCTTCTGCTTCCATTTCAACTGTACCACTAAAGTCTACAGTAACCCCACCATCAGGATCTAATTCAAATGTTGCCTCTGTTTCTTCTTCCATAGGAACAGGACTCATAGGAACTACATTAGATACTTCCTGTGGTATTTGTTCAAATGGATTTCGTTCTGTTGCCATATTTATTTTCCCGTCTTTATCTATCTACTGGTATTTCAAAATCGTAATCGTCATCTTCTGCTGTAGCTGTTGGACCCATTACATAAGCAGCAGCTCCCAGTGGAGTTCCTCTTTTAAATAGTGATAGAGCTGTTAGTAATTTATTTATAGATGGCTTCTCAGTTTCTTTTGGACCTGTTATCTGTTTTGGACCTTTAGGCTTTGTATCTTTTTTATCAGCCAGTTGAGTTAGTAATCTTCCTAATGCTTGTGTACCAACCGTTTTACCTACATCTTTTATACGTTTTTCTGGTGTATCTTTTTTTCTTTCAGTTGGAAGTTCTGCTACAATATCTTCTATTGAAAATTCATCATCTTCCGATTCTTCATCATCTTCCCACACATCAACTATCTGATCAAAATTAGTTCCTACATGTTCTCCAGCTTCATAATCTTTTATTGCAGTATTGATAATATTTTCCATTTCTGTTTCTATTGCAGTATCTAATTCTTCACCAGAAAGTATTTCAAATTCTGGTTCTTTACCTTCCTCTCCATAATGGTATCCAATAAATTTAGAATATTTGTCCAGATTCAACATATAATCTTGATAAGTATCTCTAGCTAATCGTGTAGCTATATAGTTAGCTTTATCCTCACTAGTTCCATCCTTCATTAATTCTTGTTTTAAATTGTGAAAATTATCTGATAGAGCATTCTTAAGATGTTTCCATGAATTTATTCCATGTGTTACATAGTCAGGATTCATTTCCATATCTTCTCTTTCATCACCAAGATCTAGGAACTTAGATACTAAAGATTTTAGAACTTCAGGTGAAGATCCTTTTGATTTACTAGGTACTATATCACCTAGAGTAAGATCTGCTATAGCACCGGGAAGGGAAGGCATAAGTGCTTGACCT